ATTTGAAAAGTCGAGTAACTTCAACCTCTCCTTCGAATGCAGTGGTTACAATATGGTCTGCCAGATTCTTCAAACCTTTTGTCCGAAGCTGCGCCATATATTCTGCATCAGAAAGAGTCCCGTCCTCAGTATCGGATGAGATGTCACGAGCATCTGTAAAAAGCTCACGCCGACCAAGCCCTGAGGCTGAGCCAACGATAGCAGTTCGCCTTGCTGCCCCTTCACCTTCTCCTGCGACCAGAGTCACATTTCGAAAACTCGCTCTGGATGAATAATAGTTGCTGTTGATGATGTTCTCAAAGTTTGGAGAGAAAACAACATACGGATTTTCTGTCTGCTCATAAGAGCGATCAACGCCGGCATACAGACTGAATGCAAACTTGTTTTCATCTGTCAGTACGATCTTGAACCCTATATTGTTTTCCTCACAAAGTCCTTTGACGACATCGTACAGGCAGTCACCTGTGTATTGGTTGTCGATTTTCAGACTTGTGATTTTAGGGTCGGCAGAAGGCACGAACACAAAGTTGGAAATCTTTCGATCAGCAATAGACGGTGAAATGATGCATTCATTTAGCATCGTCTGGATGCCATTTTGAAGATTTCCGTTAAAGATTCGCTGCCCCCAGATAATGCGGCGTTCAAGAATAGACTCCAACGATCTACCTGTGACGATAAGATGATTTCCTTCTTCTGTGTCGGCATTGATCTTGATGTCCTCGATAATCATAGAGTGCTCCGAATCCTTCAACCAAAGATAGTAATCCTCTTTCAAATACTGCAAGAGTTGTGTATCCATAGCGAAGAATATCTCGAAATCTCCATACGAATTATACCGGTCAGTCCATATCATGGATTCGTAAGTATCTATGACGGCTATGGACTCAAAGTCGGTGTTTAAGACCAAAAGTTCCATAGTTATACCCCCTCATAGATTACTTTGTTTTCAATTCTGAACTGAAGATTCGTAACACCGCTGTCAGCAGTAAAGGCGAAAATGTTATCGCCTTTTACTAAGGTAAACCAGTCGGTATTCTTATCCAAACAGTTCAGGATGTTGTACGAAACGCCTTCACGAATCAGAGTAATGCTCTTATCACCCTTTGAGGTGTTAATGACGATATCATCACTTGCGACGATACCCTTTCCAGTCAGCTTTTGGAGCTTCACAGTATCGATCTTCATGACTTCTCTGGTTTCCGTATTGTAAATATTGATGTTGCTTGCCGGCCCGATTGCATGAATATAGATCGTTACGCCGATTTCGGCATCACCATAGTAAGTGATGACACCCTCCGTCTTGATCTGAATTTCGCCAAATACAAGCAAGGGTTCCGTCAGAGACTCGTTTGAGAACGGAAATTCAAACATCGGGTCAATACTGTAGAAATCCGTTACATTGTTTCCATCCTCTCCGGCTGAATAGAAGAATGGGTCAGGGCAAATGATTGAGATTGAAGTCCCTTCCTGTGAGCTGAAAATATTTGGTTCATTCGATTCCACATAACCGCTTGTTCGTACATATCGGTTATCAGTTTCGATAATGATTTCAACACTTTTCTTTGCCGGAAAGTATTTGTAGGATTTCTGCCGTACATCTTCGATCGTTTCTCCGTAGACTGTATCAACAAATACGATTTGGAAAACAATATTCCGCTGACTCAATCTGGCGGAGTTAAACATAGAGCCGTCATTAGTGACGACTTCCGTCGTGTTGACAGTTGCTTTGACCGGACCTAAGCCGGTTACAGACTTGATGAGGAAGCCCGAAACCTCAGGCTCCCTCAAGTCAAGTTTGATCCTATCACCTAAGTAATTGGTGATAGCAAATGAGTGAATCATGTTTCCACCAATCCTTTCAACGCCGAGAACTGGTTCTTCGTCTGACGATAAATGTCAATCCTCGACAGTGCCTTAGGCGAATAGTTGTTTTGTGTGAAATTGTAGTTGTTTCCAGCGGTAGGTGTAGTACCGCCATTTTGAACGACACTGCCGCCCTCACGATCCATACCGGCGCTGATCTTCATTGCCTGATTTCGACTCAGAAGTGCCGACAACCTGCCCGCACCCTCCGTTACATCAGACAGATCAAGCAGCGGTCGAATTGTCGGTTGAGAGTCAATTCCATTTTCGATGAAATCACCGATCTTGGAAACCGCGTTGCGGAGTCCTTCCTTAGCCGACTTTGCAATAGATGCACCGGCATCGTAAGACTTATCGGTGTAGTCGATCAGGGAATTGACGAAGCCCATACCAAAGAATCCGCCAATTCGATAGCCAACTTTAGACGGTGAGTTAATGTCGAGTTCCGCTTCTGCTGCCGCTGCCGCTGCTCTTGCCATAGCTCTTGCTCTCGCTTCAGCCATGTATGTGTTGGCAGTTATGCCAGCGGCAAACCCTTCAACAAGATACTTACCGGCGTTATAGAAGTCGGTGTATTTGTTTCGGATTGCTGTCAGGCAACTGTTAATGATCTGAACAAAGGCGTCTTTCGCAAGCTGGTTCTTTGTTCGAATACCGGCAATAAGATTTGTCATCGTAGTCTGTCCAACAGTGTTAAACTCGTAGAACTTATTTCGGATTGCTGTCAGGCAACCCGACACGATGGTGACAAATGCCGACCGAGCCGATGTGTCCCCGGTACGAATGCCAGAGATAAAGTTGGTCATCATCGTCTGCCCCATGATTGTGAACTGACTGTACTTGCTTGTAAAAGCAGTGACAATACCGTTAATCATGGTGGTGAAAGTGCTTGTCAGATTTCCTTGCTGTGCTTTGGCGGCATTGATAAATGTAGTGACCATTGTGTTTGCGGCTGTACTTACACGGGAATTAGCATTCGTAAAGGCATTGATAAAGCCATCGATACCAGCATTACCCAAATTCGTAAGATTCTGAGCAAAGGTGGACATTCCACTTGTATCAACGCTCTTAATGCCGTTTGCCAAATCCACAAGATTTCTGAACTCGACAACCACACCACTTAACTTAGCCACATCCACTCCGCTGACGCTGTTGTAATACGCAGCAAATGACTGACCGAAAGATACCAGCTGCTCACCGAAGCTTGCAATATCGTTATCGCCTGTAAACCAGGATACGATACCGCCGCTATTCGGCAAATTGTTTGAAAGCTCAACCAGAGCTTTAGCTGCATTTGCAGAGTTTGTAACGACAGATGCGTCCAACCCCGTTACAGCCAAAGAATAGTTCTTCATTGCAGTACCAAACGGAACGAGCTGTTCACCGAAGGTTTCAAGGTCATTATCTCCAGTAAACCAGGATACAACACCGCCCGTATTCGGCACCGTATTCGCAAGTTCAAGCAAAGCCTGACCTGCTGTAACGCTATTTTGAATAACATCAGCTTTCAGTCCGGAAACAGCATCAGAGAAATTCTTCATTGCTCTACCGAAAGGAACGAGTTGTTCGCCAAAGTCGTCCATATCGTTCTCTCCGGCAAAGAAGCCGACAACACCGCCACTATTCGGAACAGTGCTTGCCATCTCTGCAAGTGCTTTACCAGCGGTAGCCGCTTCAGTGATAACACTGGCGTCAATTCCGGCGACTTCGTTTGCAAAGTTACGCATGGCACGACCAAATGGAATAAGCTGTTCACCGAATGCATTCATGTCATTCTCTCCGGCAAAGAAACCAACGACACCGCCAGTATTGGGAAGTGTATCAGCCATCTCTGCAAGAGTCTTACCTGCGATTGCAGCATTGGAAACTGCTTCTCCATCAATGCCGCTGATTTCATCAGAGAACTGTTTCATAGCTTTTCCAAACGGAACCATCTCTTCAGCAAAGCCGGAGAGCGAACTTCCGCCGGTGAACCACGAGGTCAGTCCATCCAAAATATTTGCGGCTGTCAGGATAAGAATTGTTTCTGCAAGAGCCTTAACGCCGTCCAGCATAGCCGGATCTATAGAAGCCGCACCGTCAAGGAACGGCTGAACATTGGTCATGAAACCGGAAAGATCGGAGCCGATTTGCGGGAATTGACTGGACACGCCACTCATAAAGCCGCCGACGATACCGCCAACAAACTTACCGATCGCCGTACCAATTCCCTGGAGCAAATTACCGCCTTCGTTGATAAGCCAATTCAAGCCCGGAATTTGCGCCAAAGCACCGACCGCAGCAAGAACAAGAGCGAGTTCAGCGATGACAGCACCCATACCGAGAACACCCAGCATGGCACCAGGAACAAGAGCTGCTACTGCACTCAAGGCAGCCATGATTGCTGCAAGCAGACCAATACCGACAATTCCTTGAAGAAGAGTTTCTGTATCGATACCCTTAAGTGCATCAACAATGCCGGAGAAGAATGCCATCAATACATCAACAGCAGCCTGAATCAGACTGGGAAGATTCTTAGCTACACCCTCAAGTACGGCAATAAGAAACTGAAAAATAGAATCGACGATAGACGGGGTATATTCTACTAATGCTTCAAGAACACCTGCAATGAGCTTCAATGCCCCATCAGCGATAGCGGGAACGCACTCAACAAGTACATCCACCAGCATAAGAATAACCGCCTTGACTGCTTCTCCAATGGCTCCTGCACTATCAGCGATAACTTTGCAGAATTCGACAATTGCCTCGCCGATCTTTGCTACTATAGCGGGAATAAGCCCTGCTACGCCTGTGATAATAACAGTCAAAGAAGCGACGATGGCTGTAGCGCCAGCGGTTCCTGCCGCTGCAAGAGCCGTCAAGCCTACTGCCAAAGCAGATAGACCGGCACCCGCCAGAGCAAGCCCTGCACCAATACCGACAACTGCTACCCCGATTAGTGCCAGCGAGCCACTCAAAGCGAGAATGGAAGGAACCAGGGGAGTGAGTACAGCGCCTGCAACACCGAGGATAGCAAATGCACCTGCCAGGGTAACGAGACCTTTCACGATGGAACTCCAACTCATGGCGCCGAGAATAGTTAGTACCGGAGTAAGCACCAAGAGGGCACTTGCAGCAACAAGAAGCGCCGCAGAACCTGCAAGAGTGCCTGTCATGGCATTCAGACCGATTGCAAGAATGGCCATTGCGCCGCCAAGGGTAATAAGTCCTTTTGCTACCTGCTCCCAACTCAGATTTCCCATCTTCTCAAGAGCAGTCGAAAGGACGACGAGTGCCGCAGCAACGATCACCAAACCGGCGCCGATGCCAGCCATATTATTCGGCATGAATTTAACCGCTACAGTGATCGCAGCAAGTGCGCCAGCCATAGCAGTCAGACCACGAGCAATCTCATCCCACTGCATGGTTGAGAAGTCCTTAACCGCAGAGGCAAGGATTTTCATAGCGGCGGCAATGGCAATTAACGCCACACCAGTAGAAATGACATTTTGAGCATTTCCGGTAAGTTTTGTGAATGCAGTGATCTCGGCAAGAAGGACGGCAATGGAGGCAAGTCCCTTACCGATTTCTTCCCATTTCATCTCACAGAAGTCTTTGCAAGCAGACGCTAACACCTTAATTGCTACCGAGAGAATAACAATACCTGTAGCCGTAGTAATGGATTTACCGCTGAATTTTGCGGTTCTCAGGAACAGAGAAACCTCGGCAAGCAATACACCAACGCCGACAAGACCTTTCGCAAGCTGGTTCCAGTCCAATTGAGCAAGTTGTTCGCAAACCGAAGCAAGGATCTTGATTGCGGCGGCAAAGATCACCATTTGAGTAGCGCCCTTGATGATGGTTTTACTGTTGGAACTCATAGCTTTGGCAGCGGCAACCATCATAGTGGTCAAACCCGCAACACCAATGAGTCCGGTGGTAAGCTGTTTTGCGTCCAGGTCAGCAATCTTTTTAAGTGCACTCGCCAAAATAAGCACCGCCGTAGCAATACCGAGCATAGCCGTTACACTTTTCACTACACCAGTTGCCTGACCACTGATCTTGTTAAACACCGCCATAGAAGCGAGAAGATCGGCAAACAACACAGTAATTGCTCCAAGAGCCACATTCAGCTTTTCGCTGTCCACAAGACTAAGCGCAATCAAAGATGCAGTAAGAATAGCAATAGCAGACGCGATCTTCAGCAATGTACCAGCCTGCAACTGAGTCTGGTAAGCTTCAAAGCATCCTCGAACACTGTCAAGAATTCCGATAAAAGATTCCTTGAAACTGCCGATATCTTCAATAGCTTTTCGGAAGGTGCCGACAAACTTTGTGATACCGACAGCAATAGCACCGAACGAGATACCATTCAGCAGATCAATAATTCCACTGAAATTGGCTTCGCCGAGATTCTTCGCCAAGGAGCTGCCGAGTTCACCGAGGATTTTCACAATACCGCTGCCTATCGTTTTAACAGCATTCCACACGGCAGAGAGAAGCTGAACAAACTGGCAGTTAGCGAGAGTTTCACCAATGACCTCAAAGGCGACGATAACGCCGGATTTCATCTCACCGGCTGCTTCTCCGACCTGCGCCATTCTCTCATGAATTCGCTCAAGCAGAGAATGAAACACTTCAAAATTGGCAGATTCGAATTTCTCTTTGATCTTGT